ATGTTAAGTGACTCAAAAATTAGAAGTGCAAAACCGAAAGAAAAGCTTTATAGGCTTGGTGATTCCGATGGTTTGTGTGTTGAAATAAAACCTAATGGCAAGAAGTATTGGCGCTATCGTTTTCAATGGCTTAAAAAAACACAAATGATGAGCTTAGGTGAATACCCTATTGTGGGATTAGCTGAAGCCCGTACTAAAAGAGATGAAGCTAAATCTTTAGTTGCAAGCGGTATAAATCCAGTTGAAGAAAAAGAAAACCAAAAAAAGGCTAAATCTGATGAGTATGACAATAGGGTTCTCTTTAAACATGTTGCTGCAGAATATAAAGCAGAAAAATTAAATAATCGTTCAGAAAGGTATCAAGAAGCTTTTCAACGCGCCTTAGATAAAGATATTTTAAAAGTTATTGGTGATAAGGATATTAAAGAAGTCACCTCAGCAGACGTTTTGACTATTATGAAAAAGACGATTACACGAGTTAAGCGTCAAAAAAACCATGGTACTGGCGAAGTGTCAGCAATTCAAAATCGTACTTTTATTGGCGGCGTAATGCGTTATGCAATCGCCACACTTAGAGCCGACTATGATCCAACCTATGCCGTTAAAAACGTTGTAGAACGTCCCGAAATAGAACATGCCAGACCCATGGAAAAATATGAGGCTGTGCAACTTAGAAATAAATTAAATAGCTATGGTGGATCTACTACAGTTAAAAATGCTGGCCTTGTAATGCTCTACTCTATGCTCAGGACTATCGAGATCCGCCGCATGAAATGGGAATATGTTGATTTTGAAGCTAGAACAATTACATTCCCAAAAGAGATGATGAAAAAGAAACGTATTCATATCGTTCCTATGTCTGACCAAGTTTTTAATATTCTTCAAGAACAGCGCAACATTGTAGGTAATCGTGAATATGTTTTTCCAGCCATCTATCAAGATGGGATGCTCTCCGCTACTACAATGAATAAAATGCTCGATTACATTGGCTTGTCTGATGTCACTGCTCATGACTTTCGTGCCACTGCATCAACCTTGTTAAATGAAAAGGATTACGATGACAAATGGATTGAAAAACAATTAGCGCATGCAGATGGTAATAAAACTAGGGCCACATATAACCATGCCAAATATTTAGAAAGCAGGCGAAAAATGCTACAGGACTGGGCTAATATTGTGGATAGCTGGGCGGTTTAACCGCCTTGCTTCTTCTGAAAATGCCACCAGACTTTTTTATAATAAACTTCGTCACGCAAGAAATTAATTTTTAATTCGTTGCCATTGAGGTCATAAATTTTAGTGACCTCTCCTTTCTTATCTAGATCTGCTAATAGATCTGCAACGCGAGAATATGCATGATAATGAATTTTGATTAACTGTGAAGACATAACAATAATTCAAAGTAATTTTAATAATGATACATCAATCCATCGTTCAAGTAAGTTAAGTGTATTGCGCAAATTTATGCTCATATTTGCTTAATATTGATATTTTTGCGCAAAATTATTCTCAGAAGAAAAAGGCTATTTTAATTACTCTTCTATTTTTTGATACAAAATGCCAATCAAACATAAATGTTATTTTTTCTCTAGTTACTATTTTTCAATAACTTAAATTAATATCGAGAAGTTGGCCAAATACTGCAGCTGCTTTGGCCAACCTTAGGTAGTTGGTACAAAATGTCAATTAACAACACACTGTACGCAAATGCTGACTCTAATATTATTTTTGATCGTATGGGCTGTGCAGCCTGAAAGTAGAATACACAGCAATAACGCCCTAAACATCGATCGGAACCATGTCGACCGTTTGACCAGCCAATTCATGATGACAATCAGATAAGAATTGAATCTTTCCATCAGTCATAAATAAGTGACACCGGCTTGCAGGGTGATGATCATTTACAAGTAAAGAAGGTGTAAATGTTGGCTTATCTATATCACCGTTAAAATCCCAAGTACTGCCATTGTGATGTGTACCTTCTTTCACATGGAATGGATGCAAATATTTACAACCGGGGCACTTAAACATATAGATGCCGCTGCTCCAATATTCTAAATATGGCGTTAGCTTAGTTACTGTTTCTACTTGAGTCATTTAGATCACCACTCGATTAGCAATCCAGCCATAAAAGAATTGCTCTTGCTTGGGATTGCGTTCACAGATTTCAATATAACGTTGGCCTTGCATGATATTAAGGACGCGAACCAGTACTTTCTCACCTTCTTTTCCACGTTTGGCCAGATAGGTTTTAAGCGCACCTAAAGTGTTAGAACCATACACACCATCCACGTCCAAATCTGCATACCCGGCTTTACCTTGATTGTTGAGCAAGTTTAGAGCACGTTGTAAAAGTGGTTTTGCAAATCCGGTACCACAATTAACACCAGTGTCTAAAAGTTCTTCAGCAACTAATGCGCTAAATACATTCACTTGATCAAAACGCGGAGCTATCCAATAGTTTTTACGATAAATTGCTTTAGCCACATCACGAGGTAGATCTTTCATATTTCCCTTATAGCCGTTAGTTCGAGCTACCGCTTCAGTAATACCGTATTTAGTTGCACCACCACGGTCTGCTGGATTGTTCACATAACCGCCTTCGCGTTTAATTAGCTCATCAAGATATTTTTCGATATTCATTTCACTATCCTTTACATAAAAAAACCGCCTTTCGGCGGTTAACTGTTTTTAATTTCGTCTTTGGCTTTCTTAAAAGCCTTAATAACTTCAAAAATTGTTTTCCCTTCTTGTTTGTCGATGAAATTAAAGGTCCATCGCACAATGGCCCAACCGGGCAAACCACAAACGAAGAAAAACCCCCCTATGGCAATCATTCCCCAGATATCAGTAACCCACTCATGTAAACCCCATTTCACGATAATGAATGAACCGCCACATAAACTGGAAACAACGGTGCAAATCAAACCCACGGCCCATTCTTGCGGAGACCTTGGCATTCGTGTCATTAAAACGACAGCAGCAACTAATGAAATTGACAAGGTGACAGCAATTGCCACACCATAAAACTTTAAAAATGCAGTAATACTGCTAGTTGAAAGTGGCTCCATAGCCATTACTCCAGAAATAAAAAAAGCACCCGAATTGGGTGCTACTAACTAAATGTACATAAAAAAAAGCACCACTATGGATGCTGTTACTTTTTCATTTCAATAACACTTAACGTTCTCGAAGTAATCATAAAGTTGCTTCTTGATTCCACATTTAATGGGATATTAACGCCCTCCTGTCGAGCAAATCCTGCTTTAAGTGTGTAGGTAACATTACCAATAGTACTGTTATCATCAATAGCTGAAACGATAACCGCTGTACCATTAAAATTAACGTTAATATTACCAGTCTCAATATTCGCGCCCAGAGAGCCTCTGCCAATTAAAGACCCATTTTTATATATTGAAATATAAAAGGAAGCCATTGCCCTATCGTTAGCTGCAATTGGATTACCTCGTCCATCACTTACACTAAATGCCCCGAAGGTTGGGGTGCAAATATTTACTGAGGCATCAAGTCTAACTTTTCCACCACTTCTATTCAGAGTAACTTGTAAAAGTGTGCCTATATGGTTTTCCCATGCAGCTAAGTGGTTATTAAAATCATTATTAGGCTGTCCACTTGTAACTCCACCTGCAAAAGTAGTGATAGTCTTTACATCAATTGCTTTTACACCTATTGGAACAGTTACAGCTTCATCCTTAATTTTTAGCGTATCAATAGCTCCATCTTCAATATTTGCATTTTTAACTTTAATCGTCCCTAGATCAGCACTAATTGCACTTAAATTATCAGCCCAGATTCGGCTAGCATTAATATAGCCAATAGAGGCATTGTCTAAATACAAACCTGCGGGAATAACTGTGCCATTTGGCAAAGTTGTAGGAGTCGACTGGTAAGCAAATGCATATTTTGGTGTCACTGTTCCAGTAACGTCTGAAGGTGCGCCAATGGCAAATCGGTTTGCTTGGATAATGAAATCAACTGTTTTACTGTCGTTCTCAATGCCAACGCCCCCGACTAAGTTGCCTGATTGCAGCTTCAAAGTGGCTCTTGCTTTCAGACCATCAATTGATTGCTGTTGAGATTGAATAGAGGCCGTATTACCACCTACCGTAGTTTGCAGAGTAGTAATACTTGAGGCTTGTGTAGAAACTTTCCCATCAATAACCGACACTTTCGAGTCAAGTGATGAAAGTGCTGAAGCTTCAGCCTTATTTGCAAGCCCATCACTTATAGCCTTAATGTCTTGTACCCAAGTACCCCATGTTGATGTACTTGTACTTCGGCGTTCGGCAGTCAGTTTCGAATTTGTGCCGCGTGCAATTTGAATAATCGGTCCACCAGTAGCGTCGCTATAATAAACATATGTTTCAAGCGAAACATATGTCCCCATTCCTGATAGGCCGATTGTTGAGGCCCGTTTAAATTCACGAACAATCCGTTTCGGGTAATTTGACCAATACCACGATGGCGGTTGGTTGGTTGAGCGGGAATCTGTAACTTCAATATCTTTCAATATTCCAGTTACAGAGCTATTCAAGGAGGTAATGCTTGAGCCTTGAGAAGAAATTGCACCTTCGGCTGTAGATACGCGGTTAGCCAAGCTGTTTAAGGCCGAGCTATCGGCTTTGCTTGACAATGTGCCATTGATAGTCGTGATACTGTTGTTCAGTGAAGTAATGCTATTCGTATGAGACGTAAGAGTATTACCTTGCTGTGTGACCGTGTTAGTGAGGTTAGTGATAGCAGAAGCGTTTGCGTTGCTATCAGGGATGTAATCATAGGTACTCGGAATCCAAGCGTCAGTCGTGAGTACATCGCCTTTGACTAAAACTGCCCAATAAACAGTACCGATAGTGCCCTTATCTGCGGTCGGACGGTTGATCATGTAGAAGTGGATAATTGGGCCAGAGGCAACTGCGCTGTTTTTAACAAAGGTAACCTTGCTGATAACCTTACCGTCTGTATTAACAATAGATTGCAAAGTCTGGCTACCACCACCCGCGTAAACCGCTAGGTAAGAGTTGTTATCACCAGTCCCTCGTTTATGTTCAGCGCACCAGATCAAGGTGTATTTAGCGCCAATTTCCCAATCTTCACCTAGTTTGTAAGTGTGGTGTGGGTATGAGACGCCATCATACAAGCCAACTACATTTGATTTAATGAGAAGGTTAGTTCCACCTTTTCCGCTAACTGCTAATGAGTTAGTCAATGAGGTAATTGAGTTACCTTGGCTTGTAATTGTGCCTTCTGCTGTCGAAACTCGGTTGGTTAAGGCATTTAAAGCCGTAGCATCAGCTTTCTTCGTAAGTTTGCCATTGATTGACGTAACGCTATTATTCAATTGCGTAATTGAATTACCTTGGCTTGTAATTGTGCCTTCTGCTGTCGAAACTCGGTTGGTTAAGGCATTTAAAGCCGTAGCATCAGCTTTCTTCGTAAGTTTGCCATTGATTGACGTAACGCTATTATTCAATTGCGTAATTGAATTACCTTGGCTTGTAATTGTGCCTTCTGCTGTCGAAACTCGGTTGGTTAAGGCATTTAAAGCCGTAGCATCAGCTTTCTTCGTAAGTTTGCCATTGATTGACGTAACGCTATTATTCAATTGCGTAATTGAATTGCCTTGGCTTGTAATAGTGCCTTCGGCATTTGTTACACGGGTATCGATTTTGCTAATAGCAGAAGCATTGGCGTCAATTGCAGCCTTTGTATCACGAGGGCTAGGACTCCAAGCGGTAGCCTTTGTGCCCGCTTCAATTTGCAGTTTACGAATCGTCGGGATACGGCCAGTTCCATACGTTCCATAGAACTCAATTGTCGAAACAGTTGTACTTGCCGTATGCGCTTTTGGACTAACTGTTACTGAATATTTGGCAAATTGATTTACGATAATTGCATTAACGGAAGTAACGAATTGGTGAGCAGAACCATTTGACGAATAAACTTGAACCGGTCCAGCCACAGGAACGCTCATTTCAAACGAAATCGTGATTGGCTTCTCAAGATTTTCGTCATAGAACGCTTTCAGTTCTGCACTACGTTCATACAGTAAATATTCTTTATTGGTTGCGGCGGTTGAAGTGCGTGGTGCCTCCGAGTTCGCAACAACGTTTACGCCGCCGATCGTTAACTGGCTATTGAAGCTATTAATTGCACCAGAAGTAGCAGCATCGGCTTCTGTCTTGGTGTAATAGTTGCTTAATGCTGAGGCATCTGCTTTCGAAGAAAGTCCACCCTCGACGGTTGAAACACGACCTTGCAATGAGGTCACAGCACTCGTATTGCTAGTTACTCTTCCATCAATGCTTGTAACCTTAGAATCTAAGGAATTTAATGCGCTTGAGTCCGCTTTTGAAGAAACCTTGTCATTGGTTGCGTTTAAATCATTACGTAAAGACGTAATTGAGTTACCTTGGCTTGTAATTGTGCCTTCTGCTGTCGAAACTCGGTTGGTTAAGGCATTTAAAGCCGTAGCATCAGCTTTCTTCGTAAGTTTGCCATTGATTGACGTAACGCTATTATTCAATTGCGTAATTGAATTACCTTGGCTTGTAATTGTGCCTTCTGCTGTCGAAACTCGGTTGGTTAAGGCATTTAAAGCCGTAGCATCAGCTTTCTTCGTAAGTTTGCCATTGATTGACGTAACGCTATTATTCAATTGCGTAATTGAATTACCTTGGCTTGTAATTGTGCCTTCTGCTGTCGAAACTCGGTTGGTTAAGGCATTTAAAGCCGTAGCATCAGCTTTCTTCGTAAGTTTGCCATTGATTGACGTAACGCTATTATTCAATTGCGTAATTGAATTGCCTTGGCTTGTAATAGTGCCTTCGGCATTTGTTACACGGGTATCGATTTTGCTAATAGCAGAAGCATTGGCGTCAATTGCAGCCTTTGTATCACGAGGGCTAGGACTCCAAGCGGTAGCCTTTGTGCCCGCTTCAATTTGCAGTTTACGAATCGTCGGGATACGGCCAGTTCCATACGTTCCATAGAACTCAATTGTCGAAACAGTTGTACTTGCCGTATGCGCTTTTGGACTAACTGTTACTGAATATTTGGCAAATTGATTTACGATAATTGCATTAACGGAAGTAACGAATTGGTGAGCAGAACCATTTGACGAATAAACTTGAACCGGTCCAGCCACAGGAACGCTCATTTCAAACGAAATCGTGATTGGCTTCTCAAGATTTTCGTCATAGAACGCTTTCAGTTCTGCACTACGTTCATACAGTAAATATTCTTTATTGGTTGCGGCGGTTGAAGTGCGTGGTGCCTCCGAGTTCGCAACAACGTTTACGCCGCCGATCGTTAACTGGCTATTGAAGCTATTAATTGCACCAGAAGTAGCAGCATCGGCTTCTGTCTTGGTGTAATAGTTGCTTAATGCTGAGGCATCTGCTTTCGAAGAAAGTCCACCCTCGACGGTTGAAACACGACCTTGCAATGAGGTCACAGCACTCGTATTGCTAGTTACTCTTCCATCAATGCTTGTAACCTTAGAATCTAAGGAATTTAATGCGCTTGAGTCCGCTTTTGAAGAAACCTTGTCATTGGTTGCGTTTAAATCATTACGTAAAGACGTAATTGAATTACCTTGGCTTGTAATTGTGCCTTCTGCTGTCGAAACTCGGTTGGTTAAGGCATTTAAAGCCGTAGCATCAGCTTTCTTCGTAAGTTTGCCATTGATTGACGTAACGCTATTATTCAATTGCGTAATTGAATTGCCTTGGCTTGTAATAGTGCCTTCGGCATTTGTTACACGGGTATCGATTTTGCTAATAGCAGAAGCATTGGCGTCAAGAGCGGATTTAATAGCACTTAAATCAGTTGGTCCTGCTGTCCATGTTGAAGCAGGTACATCGACACCAACGACCTCTTCAAGCATTAACATGTCAATGAGAATGCGTGAACCAGCGACGTTATAAACGCCGTTGCCAGAACAGATAACCGCAAAGGCAACTGCATCTGGTGGTGCTGCTACAGCTTTACAGCTAATTGTACCGCCGTCGTTTGAAGGTGTTACTCGTGTGTTGTTAGTTGCCTGATTTAATAAAACACTTTGAGAAGCAGTGAAAGTGCCGTCTGCTGCACGTTTAAACCAATGCAATGTAAAGTAAACATCTGCCTGTTTAGTGGCATCGAGGTTCTTTAAATAAGCGCTTAGCATGTAACGCTTTCCGCCACTGACAACACCTGCCGCCGCAGTATTGACTGTTGCTAGTGACGAGGAACCAAAATAAATACTGCCAGCCACCGCATTAAAGGTAACGTCATAAGCATTACCCTTAATACGCATTGGTGATTTTACTAAGGCAACAGTTCTCGACGCACCGATAATGTAAGGTGATAGTTCTTGCGGATCAGAAAAAGGCGCAATGATATTGTTGATGCCTTTGCCTGTACTCAACTCTGATTTTAGTGAGGTAACTGCCGAAGCTGCTGCTGCTGCATTAGTAACGGCGGTATTGGCAGTTTGTTGTGCGGTGGCAGCTGCATTAATTGCTTCAGCCGTTTTACCTTCATTTGTAGTTAAACGTGAATCCAGCGAAGTAATTTTTGATGCATTAGCACTTGTGTTTGTTGCGTTAGTATTAATTTGCGTTTGCAAACTAGATAAAGTGCCGTTAGTGCTCGATTTATAAGTCTCAATATTACTTAACAGCGCCGCATCTTCTGACTTGCGTTGAGAGGTTTCAGTGGTGAGACCATCATTCAACTTAGAAATTGCCGTGGTACGTGCACTAGTTTCGTCTGCAATTTTTTGGTTTAACTGATTTGTTGAAGTTGTTAAATCACTTGCAACTTTTGATGCTGCCGAAGAAGCATTATTTGCGGTTGTTTGTGCATTCGTTGCGGTCGTATTCGCATTAGTAGCAGTAGTTTTTGCTTCTGATGCTGCCGTTATTGCTGAAGACGCATCTTCAGCTGCCTGATCAGCAGTATTTTTAGCATTGGTCGCTAAAACACTCGCATCATTTGCTATTTTTTGGGCTGAAGAAGCTTGTGTTTGAGCAGAGGTTGCTGCCGATTGAGCACTCGAGGCCGCCGTCTTAGCTTCAGAGGCCACAGCCTGGGCATTGTTAGCTGCAGTTTGGGCGCTACTAGCAACAGCTTGGGCATTATTTGCTGCAGCTTGGGCTGCTTCAGATACATCGACTGAATTTTCAATTTTACCTTGAAGGTCTTGGGCAAGATCACTCTCATTAATATGACCAGAAATAAGATCAAGAACCGCTTCCGGATCTGCTGTGGTCGTACCATTGACCCATTCAGACCAAGGACCAACATTGCCAATCCGGTCAATTAATCGACCGCGATAAAACTGTCTAAGATTAGGTTGTAAACCTTGGATTGTGGTAGTGGTAGTCGGATATGCAAACAATCCTAATTGAGCAATATTGTTGATGCCATCAGGTGAAACTTCAATTTCGGTATAAGCTGTATCTTTTGCACCTGTTGGAGGGAATCCCCAATCAAGCTTCATTCCAAACAAAATACCTGTGGCACGTATAAAAGCTATTTTCGGCGGTAATCCCTGCTTTCCAGTAATTTCAGTTAAGGAAGATGTAACCGGTAAAGATGCGATTTCAAAAGCAGAAATTGCGGTAACACGAGCTTGATATTGACCTGAATAAACACCAGGTACCTCGACTGAATTATTTCCTGTTTGCGGTAACCGGATCCACGATCCATCATCTTTTCGCCACTCAACCAGATACTTAACGGCACCTTTCGCTTGCATCCAAGACACAATCATTGTGGTGATATTAATACCCTGATCAACACGACTTTCAGTCGTAATCAAAACATCTTTAACCGGTTCCTGGATTGAAGGATTAATAATTGAAATAGGTGCATCTTCAAAGAATGCCCCGTTATCAATTTCATCAAATTTTTGCGGGTTGTACTGAAGCGCTGTAATGCTAAATTGGTGTTTTTCTTCTTGCGAGATTGAAATTACGCGGAACTTCATTGTCGCTAAATCTTGAGCATCAAGAACCCATACGTTTTGTACAGCAATTGAATTCTCATCGAATGGAAGTGTTACTGTGATAACCCGACCAGAGATCGACTGAACAATTCGCGTTTGTGCTTTGCCATTTTCGCCATTGATAACCAGACGATCACCAGCTTTAGCAATAACGTCATCTCGATCAATGGTTATGCTTTTGAGATCAGCAGAAATTTTAGATACACGTCCGCCATTAGCACGTCCTGCAAACAGTTCATCCGCAATTTCAATTACTCTTCCTGGCAGTGGAATATGCCCATCTAAACCGACTTTAAACGAAACTGTACGAGTCTCCTTTTGCTCGGATTTTAAAGCCCAGTGGCCTGCACGTTGAGCCTGGCCACGAGAAGTACATCCCCACGCATCTAATTCAAGAATGCGTACTTGGCCAGACTCAGCAATAGCATTTTCATCGCGAACAAATTCGTATTCTGTTTTATAGTGATTTGCAGGATTATCCCACGCAACCTTAACTACATTATGCCGATCACGTGCACGTGTTCCTGAGTATTCGAAAACACCACCAACCACATTTGCACGGGTATAGGTGAAATATGTGTCTTGTGGTATATCGGCATCACATATAATGCTTGTACCATCCCAGAAGGCAATCGCTCGAAAGACACCAGCCAATTTCATTAATATACTGAAAGCATCTTCAGCATTTTGAATGTACACATTACATGTAAATCTAGGTTCTTGGCCGCCAAGTCCGTCGGAAACGCTTTGATCGCAGTATTGAGCTAAACGGTACAAAGACCATTTATCAATCATGAATGGGGTTAAGCGATTTCCTAAACCATAACGATCATTTGTACAAAGGTCGTAGTAAATCCATGCCGGGTTATTTGTGTAAGCTCTTTTAAAAGTACCATCCCAAATTCCAGTATATTGTCGCGTTTGCGGGTTGTAATTGGTTGGTACTAAAAGCAATCGACCTTTCAGATCTACAGCTAATTTCGCCACATTTCCAAAAGTTTCGGCATCATATTGCAGACCTAATAATGCCGTATTTGGGTATCTTAATTTTGCATCAACAACTTCAGTAAATGCCTCAACATACATTTTGTCGCTTACAAACTCAGAGGTTGAGTTAGGTGTAATGCGACGTACCCGGATTAACCAACCACTATCGGCCTTTGGTAAATCAATACGGTGAGCTCGTTCATAATTTGCAGAAGTCTTATCGGATATTTTAGTTTTTAATACTTCTGTCCAGGCACCACCGTCAGTTTGTATATCGATAGCATATTCAATTGTTATACCGCTAACATCACCAGTGCTTGAGTCCTGCTGGCGAAGCGGTCCCCACTTTAAGCGAATACGAACGGCGTCAAGATCAATATTATTAAATGCTCGTACCCATGGAGTACCTGACTTCAATTCGACATCGACAGCAGTTTCACTTTCTACTGAAGGAAAACCTTCAATGTAATCTTGATCATTTGTACCTTTGCGGAAATCTAGTTTTACGTTCGAATAAGTCAGATTCCCATTGGCATCTTGTAGTGGAGTTCCTTCAAGAAATATTGATTGATTGCCATTGGCTAATCCTTCAATTTCGCCTTCACCTAAACCATATAAGATTTTTATATAGGTTTTAGATTGTGCGGAATCTGGAGCAACTACAGGTTTTCTTGCCTCACCCTTGCCCTTTTTCGCGCCTTTTACAATCGCCATAGGTTTAAATCTCGCGCAATAAAAAAGGCGCTTAAAGCGCCTTAAAAAAACATCACATTAAATTTTCTACATCTGGTCTTCAGGATACTGACCAGCACTCACAATGAATCCACCAACTTCACGTTGGCCATATAAAACTGGAACAGGGTTCCCTTGGGCAACCGTAGTTACAGCTCCACCGAATCCTTGGTTTGCCCTATTACCATCTTGGTTTTGGTCCTGAGTATTATCGACCTTTGGCATAAGCATCATTGCGACTCCACCAAGCATCATGCCGATACCCGCCCCGATTAATCCTTGTGCCACAACTGCACCAATACCAGTCCATCCAGCAAACACCCCTACAACCACCCCTACAACTACCATAACAGCCCCGATAATTGTTTGAAGGCCACCACCCCCGCCTGCTCCAACTACTCTAGGCACAACATGAATAATTTCAGCTTGAGTATTCATATCAAGCTGGTCTTCACTGATATTGTCTCCAGTAATCAGTCGTTTTGATTCATGGTCATAAATTGATGGGCTTTTCTTTCCACGCTTTTTGCTTGAATTTTTACTCTTAAGAAATACAGCAAACTGGAGTCCTTGCTCATGTGCTTTCAACATGAACTGCTCGAAACCTTCAACTTGTACTGCTAATGCACGCATAGCTTCACGTGTATTTAAAACATCAAGTTTAAATTCACGGCCAAACTTTTGTCCCAATACTCCATACAGTTTAATGGTTTTTAACATCTCGATGCCTCAATATCTTTACTGTTCGCTCTTGCCATTGTTGGCCATAAATTTCACGAACAGATTTACGATTATATGGATGATGAAGAATTAGACTTGAACCTATGCATTGCTCAGTTTGTTCCGATTTAAGCTGCCCATTATCCCCCAGCCAAACAACCGCATGATTAGGATGTTCAGTACGCCCAACACGACAAACAAGCATATCGCCATATTGCGGCGTATCTACTTCATAGAAGCCTGCTTTCTCATAATTCTCAAGATAAAGTGATGGATGATCTTTATCTTCCCACCAAGCATCTTTACGCTCGAAATCCATAAGCTCGACTCCTAATTCACGACTATAAAAATCGCGTATAAGAGCGTAGCAATCCTGCCAACCGTGAAAATAATTACGCCCCACTAAAGGGGCGCGATAACCACATGGTTCATATATTTGAAAATCTAGATCCGGATAGGAACAAATTACCCAAGGCTTTTGATGTAACTCAATTTGAATTAAGTCTAGTTCTGAGGCTCTTGTAGTTCCGTCAGGGTGGGAATGCACATACGCTAATATTTCGCCCTGGTCTTCTGCAAAAGCTAAGTCTTCAGGATGTATTTCAAACTGATCTGATTTGTTTGCTACATTTCGACAAGGGATATATTCCTTGTCTACAATGACCCCACAGCATTCATGCGGATAGCATTCATCAGCATGGGCCATTACCGCTTTTTTGATTTTTGCTGTTAGTTTCATAAGACCTCAAACTAAGCTTGATGCTGGGAATCCTCCAAAAGGAAGGGGCTTGTTTTCTCCAAAGCGTAATCGGCAAGAGCGCAACCTTCCTCCACATCGATCTAATGCAGGGTTATCAGTTGGCTCATCCTTTTCTGTAAACATAGCAGCGCCGGTATAACCACATTCTTCACCACGATATTTCCCCATCGTGCACCAATGGCACAATGAAGTAATTTGACGAACTGGTATTCTCAACCCCTCAAAATCAATCGGGTTTGAAAGCTCAAAAGTTACTTGTTGAGCATTTTCAGATGTTTTCTGCTCGATATACCAAATCTGCTCTTTTGATTCATTTGAGGCTGTTGGATTGCCTTCAGGAAAGTTCTTGGCATCAAGATACTTGGTGAGTGTGGTTATAACTTTGAGTTTAGCTCCAACGAAATCTTTACATTGGAGACAGTAAGCTGAAATTGCACCTTGTATTCCGTTCAGGTTATTGGCGATTGTTAATGTGGGAGCCGAAGCCTTACCATCTGATCTCATTTCTAAACCAGAGACATCCAGACTAATAGCTTCAAACTCCTGACCCTGCCAAAAAATACTTTCCATTTGCTGATGGCCATGAAATCGAAGAATGCCAACTCCATACGAGCTGGCATCTAATTCATACAGGTGAATTAATCCACCTGGTTCAAGTTTCTGGAAGTCACTTTGTAAAGTCATGAGACCTCCTTAAGCTTGACCTGAAACAACTGGAGTATATTCAATAGTAATTTTTTTAGCAGCCAAGTCATATTTAAGGCTTAAAGTGTTTACATCTACCTGATAGAGATAAGCTGTGTTTAAGATCGTTTGAATTGCCCACTTTGTGATGTCAGCATCAAGTAAAGTCATACTTCCGTTTAAACCACCACCTGGTGTAACAGCAATATTCACTGAATCAGAAGGTCGATCATAATTAATCGCTAAAGTTTCAATTCTGCCAGCAGGCAAATTATTCCCGAAACTACGTGCATCTAATAATTGAGTGCGTAATTCACCGACAATATATGCTTCAGCAAGATCTAAAGTTTTAATAGCCATGTTTCTGCTCCAATAAGCAATAAAAAAGCTCCATAAGGAGCCGTTGAGAAAAAATTATGGATAGAAAACTTGAGTAAATGTGGTTGTAATGCGCCACGTATCTCCACCCAAGCAAACTGGTTGATAATCCCCTGCTTTAACGCGCACTTCACCATCTAACGGCGAATCCCATAGAAAAGAATTAGCACCCTTGTGCTTATCAAAGAATGCTTTAATTTCCAAAATTTCAGCTTTCTTAGCTGTGCGCTGATAGGTCCATTCACCAGATCGATTGTTTATACCAATTGAAGTATTTTGTTCATATCCGTCACCAAATTTTGTTGATAACGTATTAAAACGTTGGGTTTGATTATTACCTTCAAGATCACACTCAAAGGTAAATATTAAGTCACTCATGATTATTTCTCACAAAAAAAGCCCGCATTAAGCGAGCTTTTAAGGACCATAACTAAAGTATGACCATATTAATTAAACTATACCCCAATTAACGGAAAAGTGGAAACAGTTCAGGCGTTACTTAGATAACAAACCACCTTGTCTTTGTTCCTGGCGAATAATAGTTCTTACTGCATTACCAATCATTTGGCCCAATTGTTTTGAGTCGTTTTCTGTCTCTGTTTTACTTGTGCCATCGGCATTAACAGTGACATACACATTTATTGGCTTTTCGTTCGTATTCAATTGAGATTGATTAGAGTTGATTGCCTCAAACTGTCTAGACTCTCTACGTATTGCAATAGCATCAGACTGATTATTAGAAACGTAACCTCCGTTCGCATAACCACTTGGATTGCTTTGACGCATACTTTCAACAACGCTAACACCACCCCAGCGTTTAATATCTTCTTGCGACCAAACAACCTCACCTTTATGCACAATCCCTGCAGGAGTGTGTTTAAGACCATTACCGGTATAACCGCCATCAGAGAAGCCAGCAATTGTTTGGGCTGCAATTAGTCCAACTGAGGCATACCCTAAACCGCGTACAACGGCGGCAGCAGGAATACCTAATACCGGCCCCAACTCTAATGCTTTTGCAGCCGCTAATTCTGTACTGATAATACCTTGAGCAATGGCAATACCTTGTTGAACAAAAAACATAGCTTTATAAGCAGAACTTTGTTCACCAGCAGATTCTTTTACCATCGCAGTCATATTTCCCCAAACCGTAGAAGCTTGAGACAATAACTGGCCATATACTTCCATTTCAGCTTGACGGGCATTTTTCTGGAGTTCTTGTTCCATCAATGTATATTTTTCATTGATGGCATACTTTTGTTGACGGAATAGCTCTTCAGCATCTAATAAGGCCTGGAAGCGCTTCTCTTCGTCAACGATTGTTTTATCTTCTGAGATCGCTTTAACATTTGACGAATATGCATCATTAGCATTTTGCATTTCATCACTATATTGATTCTGTAGATTCCATGAATCATATTGCGAAGAAGTTAGGTTCTTTTTAGCTAGTAAATTAATAACATCTGATTGTGGTATTGAGGCTTGCTCATACATTGTTTTTCGATACTCCTCCAATTTTTGCTTTTGGAGTTTTCTGTACTCAGAAATTTCATAATCAAACATTGCATTAACAGCTTTGATTCGAATTTCTTTTTCAGTTTCAGAGTATTCAGTTGATGCTTTGATTTGAAGTAATTTAATCTGCTTTTGTTTTTCCAGCTTTTGAACTTCATTTAAACGGAACTCATTTAATTCAAATTCAAGTTGTTCAGCGTTTAACTCCTTTTGAGCATTGTAACGTGCTGTTTCTTTATCCGTGAGTTGCTTTAACTCTGCATCTTTAAAATGTAACTTTAACTCACCAATTCTTTTTAAATATTCTTTCTCTGCAAGCGTATCTTTATCTCGATACTGATCACGTAGCTTTTCAGTTTCCTCTTGCGTTTTAAGAAATTGATTAAGGTAGGAATCGAAATCTTTTTCAGAGACTCCTTTCATATCAAAACCATTTGATCCAGCAATATATCCTTTAACGTTTTTAACGTACTGTCTATTTACAGGACCAATATTAGTACCTTTTTCTACGTTACCTTCACCAGCATGATAGGCAGAAATTGCTTGATCCCAATTGCCGAACTTTTTAAATAAAAAGTTAAGATATTTCGCAGCTGCTTCTGCAGCTTTACCAGTATCAAAAACTTCTTTACCAACTAATCCCCACCGCTTAGCGGTACCATCCAACATCTGGAACCCACCTTTGGCTTTCCCGTATTTTGTATTCGGACCAATAACGTTTGCATCACCCCTGCTTTCTTGCATGTTGATTGCTGATAGCAGGCCAGGCAATAAGTCATATTTAGATTCAAGATCGGAAAAATTATACTTTGAGGCGTTAGATTTAACTTGGGAGTTAACAGCTAAAACTTTTTGCTGTTTCTCAAGTTCCTTGGTTTGCTGTCTCTTAGAAGCGGTAATATCCTCCTCAAGCTTTTTAAGCTCTTGCACCTTATCAAAGTTTTTTTGGAATATTGCCCATTCATCTTTAGTTAAACTGCGAGTTTTAGGGATTTTGTTGTTATCGTAAAAATCTGATAACGCCTTACCCATTTCCAGTCCATGACTTTTAATGTTGATCGTTAAAAAATCAGTATCTAAGTTTTTTTGATCATACATTTCTTTCAGTGACTTTTGCGCCTCATCTGCTGCTTGTTTTGTATTTTTAATTGCATCAGCATGTTTTTGCTGTTCAATAGCTGCATTCTGAGCCTTATTACCAGATATGGTTACTTCAATACCAAACAATTTAATTGCTGTTTTGGTCTTATCGGCTTTATCGTATGCATCCTTATATTTTTCAATTTGTTCTTCAAGTGCCTGTCTTAAGCTAGGTGGTAATTTCACTTTCGCTAGTTGTTGCAAAGCTTCTTGATAACTAATGGTTCCTAAACGTGCTTCATTTGAAATCCGAGCTACTTCAGCATTTCCTTGTGCATAATTCTGAATGTCGATTAACGCAGAACCTACCCGATATTCCATCTTTGTAAGCTCATCATTTTGAGCCTTGAATGCGGTTGTTAAGTCTTTAATTGCGTCTGTTTTGGCTTGACCTTGCAAATTTTTCAACTCCGTGGCTGATCGATTAGCCACCGCAGCTTGCTCCTCGAGCTTCCTATTTGCCTCCTCTGCCTTGTCTTTAAAATAAGTGTATGTTGCGGCCAAGGCTGAAACGCCCAAAGCGAGTGCACCAATTGGTCCACCAACAAGTCCTAAAGCTCCTTTTCCGAGTCGTCCTAATGTTGTTAAGGCTGTCACTTTTGTGGCATTGGCCTTAGTTTGAGCAGCTGCTAATGCTGTTTCAGCAGCAGCTAATTCTCGCGTTACCTGAGCCTCAATTTTCTTTAATTCGGCCATACGCGTAATTGATTGTGTGCGACCGACCGCATTCATTTGGGCTTTTAGTCGTTCAACTTCTAATGCTTTTTCAGCGGCTAGAACTTGCAATGTTGCTTGTGAATTTGCTATTTGCGCCTGTGCTGTTTTTACAGCAGCGGCTGCTTCAGCTGCGTCTGCAATAACCTTTTCTTTGCTTGCTTTTACATTTGCGGCAGTTGCTGCAACATCGGCATATACCGCAACGGTTTTAGTAGCGATTGCCTTAGTTACAAGTCCAATCCCTAACACCAGTGCTCCATCAGAAATCAACTTTAAATTTGATGCAAGAAGCTGAATCGAATCAGCAAGCACATGAGCCGCACCGCTTCCCTTACCTGACTCGCCGACAAATTTTGTGATCTCGTTGTTTAAAAGAGTGAGTGATTGACCGATAGTGATATCTGTTTTTGCAAAAAGAGCATCAACGTCATCTTGAACATTTTTAAGGGCCTTAACAATTTCTTTTGATGTAATCTTCCCTTCAGCAGCAACTGAACGTAGTTGCCCTACAGTAATACCCATCCCTTGTGCGATCGCTTTTGCTAAAGCAGGGGTTTGCTCCATCACAGAGTTAAGCTCTTCACCTCTAAGTGTTCCACTAGCCAATGCCTGCCCAAATTGTACTAGTGCTGCATCAGCTGCTTGAGCACTTGCTCCACTAATTGCAACAGCTTTCGATACTGTTTCAGTTAAGCGGGCCGTTTCGTCCATGTTTATGTTTAGTGTTTTCGCATTGTCACTAAAACGCTGGTAGACCTGCAAAACCGAATTCCATGTCGCATAAGTTTTTTGAGCAATTCTAAATGTATCTTCAGTTGCTTTATTTAGCTCAACTTGATTCTTGGTTACTAACTTAAGTCTGTTCTGTAAGCCTGTATACTCATCCATTTTGGATATGGCCGCGCCAACCGTAACAAGACCTGCCATGTGTCCAGCAAGTGCTCTTGTTGCTACAGATAAACTATCCATGGACTTTGATGCAAAATCCCCTTTCTTTTCTATGCTGTCGAGTTCATTGCCTAGATTTCTTGCGTTTCGTTCCGCATTTTTCGAATCAATAGTAATGACTAGACGTGATTCTTGAGTCATCTTTAACTTTTCTCCAGGCAATAAAAAACCCGCTTTCGCGGGTTATTTTTTTAATTTGGACTAATTTCTTAGTGCTTTCTCACAGTATGGTGAGGCATTGATTAGCTTAGGATCTGGGCTGTATTGATAACTACCACCACCATAATATTTAACATTAAGTTCTAACTTGGTTTCGGTTTTGGACTTAATTGTTTGCTTTAAACCTGATTGTAAAATGATTTCATCACCATGTATTTTTAACTTTTCAAGAGAATCTTTACCATTCCAACTAGAACACATTAAGCCAGTGCCGTCTTTGTTGAATGAGTAAGTCACCGCATATGGACCATTATTGCCAGACCAAAAGCCACTTAGATCGGTAGTAGTGGGTATAACAGACATATACTGATTGTTCATCATATCCGTTGTGGCTGCACATCCGCCAAGAATTGAAGCTAAACCCAATAAAATAATCTTTTTCATGAAATTACCCATCTTTATTAATGGGTAAAATTTAACAGGTGGGAAATAAAAAAGCCACTCGATTGAGTGGCCTCTCTATTTTAAGCATGTAGTAGCTTTTCAGCACCAGCGGCCAAAAAAGCAGAACGAGTTTTAAATCTTTTATCTTTACCAACATTATCATCAATCTTCCGAATTAATCGGCTTGGTAAAGTAACATTGATTTTTTCTGGTTTACCTAAGTAACGGCTAACATCAACTTCAGTAACTGCCCAGATCATACCTCTATAATCTTCTTGGTCAATAAACTTACTGACATCAGATGCTAAAGGAATCTCCTCTCCATCTTCTGCTAGGATTTCCAAGTGGCCAGAAATAGCCTCTTTAACATTCTCGATAGCTTCCTCTAATGTATCGCCTGCGCTGAAACACCCTGGAATATCTGGAACGGAGACACCAAAGGCTTCGGTGTCTGTACCTCTTTCAATAGCAATTGGATACAACATTGCACTCACCTCATGTACAAAATCGTACTGTGAAATAGGACTATATGAGTCTGATTGAAGCGGGTCAATTTAGACCCGCTTGCTTCAAAATGCTTTTAACAGTTCCGTTTGGTAAATCCTTTTTAGGATGAGGGATTGTTACTAATCCCTTTTTGGTTGGGTGTTTGAAGTGATGATGACTTCCTGAAACCCTAACCTCATACCAACCGTCTGCTTCAATCATTTTGATTAAATCCAGACTTTTCACACCGTCCCCTTGTTAACTTGATGAGTCAATTATAACCCTAGAGTTATTTTTAGTAAATACCTCTAGGGTTATTTTTTTGTTGGACGCTTCATTTTTTTGTGAGAATCATCCAGAAAAATATTATCCATTGCAAAGATACAGTCGTTAAAAATATCTCTTTCGACTGGGATCTCATAATGATCACAATAGGCAGATATAGCTGCAATATCCAAAGCCAAGGGAATGCCTTGCTCATAACGCCTTGAACGGGAAATTACGTTATATGCTGAAAGAATGGCATTGGCTGTAAATGAGTATTCAGGCTTTTGAATGGTTTCAGCTATTTTTAAATTTAAGGCTTTTGCAATTGCTGTTTGTTTCTTGTTGTAGTCGCTCGCTTCTTCTTCTGAGTTGAACTTGGTCCAGTTGTAGAGGTTAATGACTTTCCCACTACTTCATCCTTATATGCATCAGCTTCTTTTTGGATATTTTCCGCCTCTTGTCTCACAAACAACCAAATTGCCACACCAAGATCGCCTAGATTCAACAACTTAATTGCATTTTCCTGCGAATATTCTGGTTCAGACACAATCAGTTCTTGATTTTCGGTTACTTCTTCAAAAACTACGCCTTTCCAGTCCTCAATTAAATGGCAGGCCGCAGCTTCAAGAAGCAATTCATGATATAGCTTGTCGTCTTTACTAGCTTTAGTTACATCATAACCTTTTGATGCAATCTGATTATTTGCACGCTCAAGGGCCACTTGATATGGTTTATATGAGATACCACGTACTTTAAATTCAGCTAATACATTCCCTTCACCATCAATATACTTACGCCATTTACTAACTGTTTTACTAGTCTGAATGCTTACTTTTAAAGCCATTTTAAACTCCAAAAAAGCAGCCCTAAGGCTGCTATCAGATTGATTAAGGCGCAGGAACTGCTGCTGGTGTACGAGTGATGGTTGGGGCTACTTCAACGACTTTATATTCGAATGAAGCATTTAAAAGATCTGAATTACCACCACTAGGTAATGGGGCAGTAATTTCAGCTTTAGGAATAAAAATTTCATATTTATTCCCATCTGTATCAGTGATTGGAACTTTTAATGAAATTGTTTTGTTAGTGAATTGCTTTTCATACATATCGGATGTATTTCGTGACCAAGCTGCGGTAAATGAACCTGTACCTGTTGCAAGCATTTCTAGGATTGCACGTGCATCAATACCACCACCTAAACAGCGTTGTAGCTGCATAGTGTTATCCCAATTAAATGTAAAAGCGGTCAAGCATGAAATCCCAGCTTGAGAAACGCCGTCAATTAAAATGTCACCTACAGAGACATTCGACATTTTAGGATTGTTATCTGCCGCTGTAATTGTTCCAGCTGGTGCTGAAGAAAAGTTTGTACGACCAAGAGCCATTAGGCCGAAAGTCATTGTAATTAAGCCAGCTTCAGGAATATCAATTCCAAAAGTGTTTACATGACATCCACGGAAAACATGGTAGTCATTAACATCTTCAAAGCCACGTAAAACAGAAAATGTTTGACGAAGTGTGCCACCAAAAGTTAAAACATTTGAGGACCAGTTATTAAAAGCAGCTGCAGCCATCAAGTCTTGAACTAAAACGCTGTACTTCGCTTCACATTTTAATTCACCGGCATACTCTGCACCGGTAATCATTGATGAACGTGCAATACGGCCACTTGTGATTGAGTTAGAGTCTTCCTTTGTTACTGTCGCATCAAGGCCATTTTCAGTAAATTCAAAGGTCGTACGTGCGAAGGGTGATGGTGTGGTACCAACAGTGGTTTCCTTCGCGATTTGTGTTATCTGACGTGCACCACTCGACATATCTATATACTCCGACGTTAGGCATAAAAAAAGCCACCCGAAGGTGGCTATAAAATTAGGGACGTAAAAAAACCGCCCTCAGGCGGTAACTTCTTTAAAACTTAATATCAATCATCCAAATCAACACTTACTCCAGTAACAATATTTAAATTTGGTCCATTTATGCTATTAACATTAGCGAGGCGAATTTTTACATCAGAAATACATAATTTATTAGACAACTGCCATTTACTTAGCTCCTTAGCCATTACATCTGCCAAGTGTCGTTCAAGCTCTTGTTTTTTAATTTCAATTTCTTCTAGCGTCAGCATGTAAGACATATCAATTCACCGTAAATCCAATCGTCACATTGTACTGCAGAAAGTCAGCATCTTTACCCGCATCTATCGTTTGACCTTGAAAGCATTCTAAATGCCCAATCCTGAAATATTCAAAATGTGAAAGTAATGCAACACTTAGAATGGTTATTGCCTGGTCTCCCGTGTCTGGTCTTGCAAAGCATTGAATCAAGATATTCCCAGTACGTCGAGTACAGGGTGTATCGGCTAACCCAGCAATGAAACTTGGACCCCATTTAATGGTTAAGCGGCACCATAAGCCCTTTGCTGGTGCTAAGAAGCCTGGTGCATTTGGATAATGGATTCTTTCTTGAGAAATTCCTGTAAAGGCCATCATACGGTCGACTATTGCTTGTCTAGCTTGCTCTAATGTCATTGGCATCTTAGCCACCATATTTTTGAGTAATGTAAGTGAAAGTAGTGCTGTAAATACCAAGAGGTGCTTGATCAGACCACCCATTTTCTAAGCGCTCTGCATAAGGCTGGTTGTTCTGGATATAAACTAAATTGCCCAACTTAAACTTCACGGCTTGAATAGCTGCATCCTGAATAGCATTTGTTTCAGGTCCACGTATGCCATAGTCACCAGATCCAACCGAAACCATATGTGAAGCACGGTATGCACCAGTATCGACGGGACTTAAATTAACTAAAGATTGCACAGTATCCATAACAATATGCTTCACATGGTCTTCTGCTGCTTTAGACACATCAAGACTAAAACTAGACGGCTTTTTCCCCTTCCATCCCATTGCTCACCTCGCTTGCTTCGTACATTTCAAATAGGTCTTGAGCGATCGCTTGAATTGAATATGCTTCAAACTCAACACTTGGTTCACTTTCACCCATTCGCTTCTTTACTATTTGCCAAACGTGAACCGCTTCATGTAAAAGCAATCCATATACTTGAATTTTGTCTTTATCCGCCGTATCACCAATTTGGACGATTGCATATGCACCATCAGAAAAAGTACTAACCTGTGCATCCGCTCCCATATCCAAAAATTGATCAGCTTCATCCATATCTTCAAATAACAAATCCATGTGAAGCTGATTTCTAGCAAGCGTGTATTGCACATGCTGAAAAGGTGTGATGTACCACTCTGGAACATATTCGGTATTAACCATTTTAGCCCCTACACTTTTCGAAGCTGACATTTCCAGCTTGCACTGATTGGATCTTGTTTGATATGCATGATGCGATATGTACCTTGCGCCGTACTCCATTCGTCATCAATCATCGGCTCTTTGGTAACTTCATTCTGCAGCACAGTTGCCTTTTTATCTGTGGCCAGTACTCCGAGAGTTTGTATTTCATATTGATTGTATGAGCCAAACAGAACGCCACGCCCCTCATAATGCTCAATGACATTTTCAGAGGTGTTTGTTTTAGGGTTCCAGTTGGTACTAACAACCCTGTCACATGTAAATGTTTGGACCGCATCCGCCAGATCCTCATTAAATGCTTCAGCAATATCTGCCTGAATTTCGTCACGTAAGCCCATATCATGCCCTGTAAAGTGGTATGCCAAAGCCATTAAAACTTGCATTTGGATCTTTCAATTCAAGTGAATCAATAAAATCAATTGCTATCTGTTCAAAGCTAGAGATTGCTTCAGATCCGTCCTGATATTCTTTTTCTGACTCAACAGAATCAGCTTTAACTTTCTTACGTTTCAACTGCTGGTCTTTGCCGTTATAAATTACTTTGGCCAGAATTCCTTTGATAATTTCACAAGCCGCGTCTTTAAGAAGTGGATCAATAGGATCTGGTACAAAACCAATCCGTTTTTTCATCCAAACATTAGCCAGCTTTACCAGACGAGCTTTATCACTGTCTGGTGCAAAATCGCTGCCCAAAATTGAATTTGCGTCATCTACAGTAATAAAGCTCATTGCATTATTCCTTCGGGATTAATTTAAGGAGTTCTGCTTTTGTTGCAGACGGTTTGTAACCAATGTTTTTACTAGCCAAATACTCTTTTAATTGATCATTTGACCAGTTTTCAAAATCATTAGCTGCCGTTTCTGTTGCTGAATTTTCTGCCGCTTTTCCAGCTTCCAATTCAGCAATACGCGCTTGCATAGCAGCAACATCATTTTTAAAAGCATCAAACTCTGCTTGAATGCTTACTACCTTTTCTTCAGCCGCTTTAGTAGCATTGTCAGCTTGGAGTACAGCATCTTTTAAACGTGAGTTTTCAGAAATTAACTCCGAACTATCACCACTAGCTTGTTCCAAGATTTCGATTTTCTGTTTAAGTTGCCCGTTTTCCTCAACAACCTTTTCACACTCAGCTTTAGTTTTATCAATAACTTCTTGCAGCTCTGGAGTAATTCCAACCGCTACATTTACAGTGGCCAATGTCGTTTTTGCAGGCTCTTCCAATTTGCGAACTTCAACAGGAATATCCAGAGCTTGGTAATCATTTTGGATTTTCGGGTAATCACCGTAAATAATTACTTCTTCAGCACTTCGATTCGGATGTTCGTAATAATCAGGATTGGCAATAGTTCCAACCTCTAACGCAGCTGCAGCAGCAATACGTGTATAAATTAGCTTCATGATGCATTTCTCTTAAATGTAAAAAGAGGGCTTAATAGCCCTCTTATAGTGAGATGTTTATGAGTTAACCAGTTGTTGTTGTGCCAGATAGATCAAGCAATGTGCCTGCTGTCATTTTGTTGCTAGTAGCATGTTTTTTCCAGTTGGCACTTGAACCAAGTAAAGTAAGGTCAGGGTTTTCACCTTTTGATGTATCCCAGCTATAACCAAGAATATCTAGGTTAAATGTACCCTCAGCACGCATACCGATTGCCAAGTTTTCTTCATCATTGATGTCATACGCGCGGAAGCCTGGTACTTGTGATTCTGTAACAGTAACTGCACCCATTTGCAAACCAAATGCATCATCATCACCTACGGCATCTGTAACCAATACCGGCTTACCTAAGGTACCCGGTAAACCACCATAGATAACGATTTCAGATTCGCCATAAATTTGATTAGTGATTGCATCATCGACAATATCGAAATAAGTATCTGAGTTCATTACCCATAAACTAATACGTCCAAACTTATCGCCAAACTTACGCATACCACGTGTTAATGCTTTACGCCCATCTACAGCAATACTGCCTTTGGCAACCATATCCGGGTTGCTAGAAATAGCTGCTTTTAAGGAGGCTAAACTGTACTGTAAACGTCCTGCAACTAATGCATCTGCTAAATCATAACCAAGAATCATGGCAAACTCTTCAGGTGTGCGTGCACGGCGTTTGAATGCCTCTTCGGTTGAAGCATAAGGACCATATTTATATGGGACTTTTACGCCTACAGATTCACCAGACCCAATCTTCTCAGGCACTACTTTGGCGGTTGAATTCACATCACGATGCTTGATGCTACCGCCCACTTTGTAAAATGCCTCTTTATTGAAATCACCTTCAATAATCTCATTGCGATATACAATTGCACCATTAGAGGCCTGGTTAAATACGTTCAAATTGTCTTGCAAACGCTCTAAATAAGCAGTTTGAGCCAATTGGTTGTAGATGATCATGTCTGAATTAACTGTTGTAGTCATAACTACTTATCTCCAAATATTTAATGATTAGTTCGGTAGTTTTAGGAAGGCATCATTGCCATGTTCTTTGATGTAATCTGCTTTCTGAGAAACAGACATTTCACTGCGTTTCATTCCAGTAGGTGCTCCACCTTTGCCCCCGCTTTGGAAACCTCCACCAGTCCCTTTACCACCTTTAAGAATTAAGTCTTTATGCTGGTATCCACCAACCAATGACTCTAAAGCTTCATCAACATTTGCAAGTTCACCTGGGCGTACACGTGAATAAATCTTTTCGCCGTTCTGGTCATATGCAACCACCTTGCCCTCTTCGATTTTGAAGTGATGACCAAAGGTCGCTTGCACCATATCCACAGGTACTGCAATGTTGTCTTGAATGTACTTAGAACGAGCAAAACCACCGCCGATTAGCTCTTTATGCAATGAGGCCTCAAGAGCATCACGTTGCGCAACAATCGGGGCATATTTTTCTTCAACTGCTTTGATAGCTTCAGCTTTAACTTTCTCAACTTCACCGGCATCCACCAGCTTTTTATCATCGAGATTTTGGATTGTTTGTAAGGCCTTTTTAGCTGCCGCAGGGTCTTCGATTCCTTCAAAAGCTTTTAATGCTTTTTCAGCTGCTTCTTTGGCTTCACGATGTGTTTTAGCTTCATTGTTTAAGCGTGCAATTGTTGCTACCGAATGAGGTGCATCATGTGGCATTTCTTTGCCGTCATCATGAATATAGATCGGCTTATCGCCGTCTACTTCCGCATAAACTTTACCGTCGATCGTTACTGTTTTAAGTTTCATTGGTCATCCAACCTATATACACAAGTGGGCATCCGCCCGGATTCACCGTCCGCATCCGCTTCCGGCAGACATTAAAAAAGCGCCCCTAAGGACGCTTTATTTCGATTAAAAACTTAGAAGTTTGTGGCAAATAAACGATAGCCTTCGAGTTCCCAAAGTTTATTTTCGGCTGACTTTTCTGCGTTGCTTCGAGCTATACGCTCACCCATTTCAGCATCAAAGTTTTCTGCATTCACACATGCGCTAAAACCCGTTGCTAGAAAAAATTTTCCATCTAAAAATGCATGTACAAAAGTAGATGTTGTACCTCCAGGGCGCTGCTCCACTGTATATGTAACGCGGTCCATCATCGCATCAATTTGCGCTTTAGTTACTCGGGGTGCCACAGACTTTTCCGCTAACTCTTGCTCTGTTACTTCTTTGGTCATTTCTTTCTCACAAAAAAAGCACCTTAGTGTGCTGGTTAAAATTAAAATATGCTCAAGACGCCTGAAACTTAGAGTCCATTAATAAGTTCAACAAGCTTAGAGTTTGCAGCATTCGACACATCAGTATTTAACTTCGTAACCTTCAAAAGTGAGGTCAATGCTTCAATTGAATGCAGATTTGCATGACGAACATCATAAGTATTAACCCCTGCGCCCGTAACAGTTACATGGGATTCCAGACTTTTAATTTTTGGTGCTTCAACCGCTTTAAGTGATGGGTCATCTAAATTCTGGCCAACCTCAACTGCCTCACCTTCGATTACTTGTGGTTCAGAAGGTGGTTCAATAATTTCAAATCCGAGCTTTTTTAAATTTTCAATGGCAGATGTAAGTGCAAACGGATTGTAATCACCAACAGGTGAACCTTCAGGAATCAAATACTCGCCGTTTACTTGCACTCCAGAGCGAAGTTTTAGGATGCATATAATGCGTTTAGGTAGTGCATCTGGTGATGCTTGGTCCACATTGAAATATTCAACATTTTGAACTAGCTCTTGAAGTGTTTGCGGTTGCTTTGTCATGATGACCTCATATAAAAAAAGCACCCGAAGGTGCTATGGTTTGAATTAGGTTTAATGCGGAATCTGTGCTGTGGGCTGTTTAAAGTTATATCCTAAAATAGCTATATATCTTGGAATCAACCTCCTTACAAATGGCACAACAATAAGATTTGTACTTAGGATGTATTGTGCTTGAGTCATAGTTACTTTTTTCACAATCCCAACTCCTTAAATGTCTGCTCGTCCAACTTTCGAAGTTGGTCTAATGTGTATAACCGCCCTTCAGGATCAAAGAACTTTTCAAAATCAAATTTTCCTTCCTTATAGAGCTTGTAACGCTTTGGCCCTAACCATTCCTTTTGAAAAAACTCGTCTGTCTTATTGAAGAACTCTTTAAATGTAGTGTTGGCATCTAGCTGCCCTATTAATTGGCTTCGCTCATCTTTTGGAATGTCTTTAACTCGACGTTCGTCCATGACAAATGGTCGTTCGCCAACAATTCGGCTGTCTTTCTCGACCGGAACCAAGATACTGCGGCAGTTAGGGTGTAACGGCGGTACACGCTTTGCAGGATCATTAATCTCCCACACTGAACCATCTAATGAAGCGCAAAGCTTAGAAGTTCGCCCATCTAAAACGCTAACAAATCGGACATATTCAAAGCCAATTTGGTTGAAGCTATTTAGATAGGCTTGATTGGCTACATGGCTCCGTAGAGTTCTTACTGTACGTTCAATATCCGTTTTGGTACCGTTTAAAATGCCATCCTCATAATTAAGCCGTTTGGTACCACGAATGCGCTGAACAATTTCTTGGTTAGTTTTGCCTGAATTAATACCATCTCGAATTGCATACTCAACCTTTTGACGGGCACTTTCAGCAATTCTTGAAAGCAGATCATCGACAAGAGCGCCACCTGCCAACGGAACTTTTTTAGCGGATAAAAATAGTTTTTCCCCATCAGGCTTATTAATTTTTGCTCCATAGAGCTTAGCTACGTAATTGGCCTCATAAACAGCCAAAGCTGTAGCAGAGACGGCGAATGCTTCAGGCAAGCTGGTATTTACACTGGCAAACCACTGGGCAATCAAATCTTTAATTTCCCTGAGATTTGAAGTTGTATATTTACCACCTGCTAAAGCAACTTTCTCCGACTCATTAAGCTCATCCAATAAATCCCGAAGCTTAGATAACATCTTGCTCGTATCATCATTGAATAAACCTAAAAGCTCATTAACAGTCTTTGATGAAGCACGATAAAGATAAGCTTGATGCTGAGTGAGTACTTCAAAAATTTTATTGATATCTGCTGCCATCTCACTCTACCTTTGGTTTAAAGTCCCATCTTGCTCAGCTTCAACATTCTGCAACTCTTCTTCATATTTTTGTTTTGGAAACATACCTGTTTGGTTGTATTCCCACCACGATTTAAATGAAGATCGGCCTTGTAGAGCTGCTTCAAATAACTGTCGAGCTAACTCAGCTAAATAACCCTGTTTGTTAAATTCTTGACTGATTTCGAACATCAAATCATCTTTAGTTAGAACATCCACATTAGGCGTTACAAACTTAGCAGCCCATCGTAATGCTGCTGACAAGGCTTCATTCATATTAACGACACAGAGCGAAAGAACTGAATGCTGAACGGCGTCATCACTATTCGCTTCGGTAGCGGTCTTTTTACTTCCCGAGCCCTTCTCAATTAAACGCGCCCCCATCTCCTTCATTTTTTCCCACTTATCTTTCATCGCTTCCCGGGCAAGAGTATTAGGGTCGGCTTGTACAATTCCTAAACCACCATTTTCAGGTAAAGGCAAAAGTACTTTCGCACCAATGTAGATGCCACGTTTCTTGGCTTGGTCATACCACTCCCAATTAACACCCTTCGCATAATATTGAGGTTGCCCCATATAAAAAACGGACTCTTGAAAGTCCGCACTGTCTCTGTAATGGGCTAAATTGAGATTAGCCAAAGGAAGTAATGGAGGCTTTTTAATCTCTTCTGAATTATCAATTGCACCTACAAATGTAAAAGGTATATAGGTCCAGAAATTCCCGTTGTAATCTGTTGGAAACTTCTTATCTCCGCCAACCCAGTTACCCTTTTCACCCTTTGTGTACACCTGAACGGAATAAATATATTCCCCATTACCCTCTTGCTCTAAACGAAGTACACGATATTGCTCTTGTTCGGTTTTACTAAAGCCATCAGCACCGCGCTCAGACTTAAATTCACGTATAACCACTAAGCAAAGCTTTTTCTGGTTATCGATCATTACTGAATCCCAATTCACTACATCAAGGGCATTTAGTAAATGAATCATCGGATAGGCTTTTTGTGCTTTAAATTCCGCTAGATTACGAGCTGGCGGCACATCAGGATAATCTACATATAAAGCACAACGATAATGCTTCAATAAATGGCGAATTCCATTTTGAGCCAATTGATAAGTACTAAGACCAGCACCATTTGCATTACGTTCTAAATGAGCAAGTTCCGGAGGAAATTTAAAACTTGGATCGGTTGCAAAAGCTGCACCAACTAAACTATTTGATGTAGTCCCTGTTACTTCATAAAAGACTGCCCGATTACGATAAGCCTCATAAGCACTTTTATTTGCAGGTGATTGATCATGAGCATTTGGCATCGGCAAATATTTTTCACCTTTAGCCTTAACTGCATCTTCACCTTCACAAACATCATCAAGTTTTTGCCAGTATGGCAAGTTCTTAACATATTCAGCATGTTGAAAAGTTACATCACTCATCGAGCAAATCCCATATCAGCAAAAAAGGCTTCAAAACCTTCATGTAATTCATTAAATCCATCTGAGGCTGCATCCACTTGGTCATCATGTGTACCGTTAGGAAAATGACGAAGCTCATCAATAAAATCCTTATTCCAATCACCTCTAAGCATTCTCACGTTACCCACGTTAACTTGCGCCGCAAAAGGTTGTGCACGTGTGAGTTTGTCTCCCGAAACTGGTTTGGCTTTGACGTCATATCCTGCAAGAAGTTTTACGAATGCACTAGCTTGTGATTTACCAGCTTGACCAGGATCTTGAGGAATCCTTACCGTTACGCCCATCCCATCTAACTCTGTGACTTGTTTTAAGCGCTTATTAACATTGTCTGGACCAAGCTGTCCTCTTGTAACATCGACAATGTAAGTAAAACCATCTGCGCCAAGAGCTTCTCTAACACCTGCTGTAAAGTCGCCTTCATTCTCAGTAGCACCAAAGTCCCAAGCCCTTACTTGCTTCACTACATCAGCAGGTAAAGCATCCACAATTTCAATATTGTCAGGCTTAAAAAAACCACCTGCTGGCGGTGATGGCATTTGACGATATTGCCCGGCAAAAACATACGGCGCAGCTTGCTCCATTTGCTTCAACTTTTGAATATTGTGTTTTGCTGGCCACAATGCAGATCCGTCTTCTTGAATAGCCGAAAGACATAGATGCTCCCACACTTCACCGTTACCACCAGCTACAGGAACGCCGTCTTTTCTATCACCTAGCAGCCATCCAGCCAAATCATCTTCATGAAGACGCTGCATAATGACAATAATTGGCGTTTCTGGTGAGTTAGTACGAGACTCGAGAGTATTTTGGAACCAGTCAATTACACCTTCACGGATAGTTTTTGATTTGGCTTCATCGGCCTTATGCGGGTCATCAATGATGATGCAACCACCAAAGCCTTCACGCATTTTGCCTGCACCAAAACCTGTAATGGTACCGCCAGTACCAGTCGCATAGCAGACTCCGCCTGCATCTGTGCGCCAGAAATCCTTAGCTTTACTATCCTCACGTAATTTAAGATCAGGAAAGACCTTTTTATAAGCCTTTTCTTGAACCATATTACGAGTCTGAAATGCATTATTTGCGGCAAGCATTGCCGAGTAACTGATATGAATAAACTCACAGTCAGGTTTCTTTCCAAAACACCAAGCCATAAAATTAATTACAGCAATTTCAGTTTTTGAATATCGAGGTGGTACGTTAATAATTAACCGCTTAGTCTCACCGCGATAAACTTTCATTAATGCTTCGCAGATTTCTAAGTGGTGCCAATTTTGCATCCATTTGTAGCCTCGGCGCTCCTTAAACATGTACCTTGTAAAGAAATATAAATCTTCTTGCGCCTCGATCTGGATGGCTTTATCCCGAGCCGCATCAGTACTCATCTAAGACTTCCCTCCGCGCTTTTAAGTAATCTTCCATTGGAACTGGAATTTCAGAATTAACTGTTTGAACTGGTCCGCCGTCTTTGCCTGTAATTTCTTGACGATTAGTAAATTGACCACCAATGTCTTTAGCGGCTTGCTCAAGAATTTTTAAGGCTGTTTTGACGTTTCTAGTCTTCTCAAGCTGTCTTTGGTATTGCTTCAGTCGGTAGTACTTATTAGCAATAGGAATATCAATTAAGCCTTTATCAAACTTCTCTCTGGTTAATTCAAAAAGCTCAACAAACTTCTTGCTTAAGTTTCTGCCCGAATATTTTGTTGGGTCATAGCATTCGCATTGGCTACGACTAATATCAACTCCAAACTCTTGCTTGACCTGTTCAACCACTTCTTGAGGGGTATCACGGCATGCAAGAGCTTGAACAATAAATATTTTCACAGGCTCTTTTAGTGCTGCCATAAATTCCCCTTCGTACAGCTACGTACAGCAAACAGGACAAAAAAAGAGCCATAAGGCTCAATTGATTACACAGTTCCCGCAGCATCTCGCAATATCTAAATCAGAAACAAACGGCGGATTTTTTGCGACCTCAATAAGTCGCTTAACATTCTTACTTGGTCCCCACCGTTTAACTACGCCAATAAACTCTTCAACGTCATGACCAGCAAGATAGTGCTTAGGCAGACCAGAACTATCGCTATAAACAATTTCTCCGTCCTCGTCTCTCATCACTCCAATGTGGTAAAGCTCATGTTCAAGCAAATAACAGAACTCTGTATCGTTTGCACGCTCACAGAAAGAAGCGTCGACAGTTATTAAGTATGTTGGCACAAAACCGAACCAGTCACGCATCTGTTGCTCTTGTCTAGCTTTACGCCAGCCACCGACGTTAAACATTACTTTTTCACACTGCCCCAGCACCATCGCCTGCTTGCTTTTATATGCAGAAGAGGCCCAAGCAAATGCCAAGAACTCTTCATTATCATGAAGTAACTCAGCAATATGATCATGATCTGGATTATAAAGAGGCCCACCAATCGTTAAGTAATTAGCCACAACCCATTTTTTTAGGTCTGGAGCCGGTATTAAACGAATTGCTTCCTCTTCTTCAGCTTGATCAATAAAATCAGTTGGTGGAAACGGTCTGATCTGATCCATTAAATATTTGCCTCTTTAAGTTTTTAAGCCACTGACTAGCAAAATGAGCTTGTATCTGTAACGAGCCAGATTCATTAATTTTAAAACTTGGTGCTGCCTCTAACCGAACAACCGTATATCCCATTGCTTCAGCATCATCGTATCGATCCATACTCCAAGCTTTATCTTTGAGCTTACCTTTTCGACCACCTGACCATGGACCACCCGCAATTTCGACCAGAATACGATGTTCAATTAAATGAAAATCAAATCGCCAATGTTTTGTAGATTTAAACTTAAATTTCTTTTCATATTTGATTTCAAGCACATCTAATGCATGAGTAAATTCTTCTTCAGCTTCTAGGTATTTTTGAGTTGCTTTGGGTAATGGGCGGCTTTTTGGTTTTGTTCTTGGTTCTTTTTTTCTTGTAAGCCAAAAATAATCGTTACTGTCCATATAAGGCCGTCCGTAAATTATTAACTTGCTTTTTTAATCTAAGAATTATTCTATCGATAACTAACATTTCATCACGGCTAAGACCCGATCTGGAGAGATTTTGATAACGCTCAAGTTCCTGTGAATATTTATCCAGATTTTTTTTAGCTTCGTTTTTGTCCATTTATCCAGCTCACTTATGTTTATTAAGACGACGAGCAATAAGGCGTTTTTTCTTTTGACTTAGTTTGTTAGGTTTACTCTTTACTGTATTTGCCTTACAGCTCAAAGGTGATGCGTGTCCACATGATGCAACCAAGGCGCTTAAAACACTTAGTTTTGTATTTAAGGCCATTAATCCAGCAGTTGTGGCTAGTAATAATCGGCTCATACGCACTTTTATTTCTCCAAAAAGAAAAAGCCCCTCCAATAACCATTTTTTAGAGGGGCCGTTTGCGCCGCAATTATTACGGCAAACTTTTAAACCAAATTATGAGATCAATAATTCATAATTATCAGTTCATTACTTTTCTTACTCTTAGCAGCCAAATCACGACCAACAGAATAATTAATTGAAGTACATGCAAAATTAAAACCTTTAAAGATTTCACGAATCTTTTCATGATCATTAATTGATAGCATTACCTTCCCTTTGCAAGTCTTCATCTTTTCAGAAAGAAGTTCATACTGATCTAATGGAAAATCTACTCCATAACCTGCTGTATCTAGATACGGCGGATCAGCATAAAAAAATGTATGTTCCCGGTCATACTTATCAAAGCAAATATCCCAGGACAGGTTTTCAATATAGACTCCATTCAAACGCAAATGTGCTGCACTTAAACTTTCCTCTATCCGCAAGAGATTTAAAGAGCGGCCTGTTGTTGCATATCCAAATGTCTGCCCAGAAACCTTACCACCAAACGCATGTTGCTGAAGGTAATAAAATCTTGCAGCTCGCTGAATATCCGTTAGTGTGTCTGGTACTTTTAGTTTTTCCCATTCAAAAATCTAGCGACTTGAAATGCACCATTTGAATTGACGCACAAATTCTTCTAAATGGTTCTGCACTACCCGGTACAGATTTACCAACTCGCCATTCAGATCATTTATTACTTCAGTTCTTGCTGGTCCTTCTCTTAAGAAGAATAATGCTGCTCCACCACAAAATAATTCCACATAACATGAATGTTCTGGGAACTTACACAACAAATCCTTAGCCAAACGGGTTTTACCACCTTGCCATGGAATTATTGGTTTTGATTTCATAAAAATTTTCCTGTGCAAAAGCTTATATTTTTGATAGCCTTCGCAAATCGTGTGCACGATAGCTGGGCTTGGCTTTTGGCAGGCTACATCTGTCAGGAGGTCGAAGTGCTGTTACCGCAGTACTTCGTCCCCAGTTTTACTCGATATAAAAAAACTCGGTCTCCATTTGGGACCGAGTTTTTTATTTATTTATTTTCTAATGCAGTAACACGTGTCGAAACTGCATTTAAGCCATTATTCAAAGTAGTGATTGAATTACCTTGGCTTGTATTTACACCTTCCACACTAGTAACTCGGGCATTCAAAGCACTTACTGCTGTAGCATCAGCTTTATTGCTAACAGTTCCTTGAAGAGATGTAATTTGAGTTTTTAGAGCTTTGATTTCATTCTCTAATTCAGCGTTTGTCATAGTCATGCTGTTTATTCCTAGAATTAAGACTAAAAATAAAAAAACTCGGTATCCTTAAGGACCCGAGCTTTTAATGAGGCCATAAAAAAGCCCACCTGTTTAGATGAGCTTTTAAATGCAATTTGGTCTAATTTATACTTCGACCAATTTAATAAAACTATACCTCAAATAGCACAAAAGTGGAAACTAATTTCTTGCTTCATTTAAGGTTTCTTTCTTATAGCGTTCAGCGATTACAGTAGCTTTTAAAATTTCTTCATTAAGCGCGGCAATCATCATATCTTCGTATCGTTTCCATGTTTTGCGGTATACCTCCGGATCCATTTGGAAACTTCTAATGCCGGCATAAACAAGTCGACCAGGATCCTTATGTGCGTTTTCTAATTCGGGATCTAAAGCAAAATCAATAACAATACGAGCAATTAACCAAGCTAAGTGGTAAATAGCTATCCCCTTAGGCTCTCTTCTTTTATCTTTCTCTGCTCCATCAATCATTATTTTAGCTAAATGATTGCGAACATATTCATAATCCCGTTGGGACTTTCCTTCGGTCATAATGACCATTGCAACTGATTTTGTTAGTTGATCACCCATTGCAGCTACCACCCCTAATTTGTCATGAAAGTCTATTGACCTCCCATCAGTACATCTAACGTTCGCAGCACCAAATGAAGGTGATTTCGGGTTTAAGCCACAAACGAACCATTCAAAAATAGAAAATCTTGACCAATCCATTACAACTGTAGTCATAAGATAAGCACCCCCTATACCTTAATTATTCAATAACGTTTGGAACTCACTAAATGACAGTTCCTCAACTGGTTCATCTACACTTGCTTCTTGATCAAGCGCCCAAGGATTCACGTAAACTTTATCTCCACATATCACTGCGAGCTTTCCATGAAACTGGCAGCCTGAAAATTCCAGACTATATTTTTCAACAAACAATCCTGCTAAAACCTCACAATCATCTGTAGTCAAACTCGTTTCCATATTAATTTTTAATATGAAAAACCGCTTATCTGCCGTCCAGCCTACCGTTTCAATGTCGCTCATAAACTTTTCTCAAACCTCTCTAATATCAATACCGTGTACAGTTTTCATTAAATGTTTCTTATTGCGATAACTAGGTAATTTCCTAGTAGCAATAGACTTAACGTCCTCAACGATGTACTCGCCATTGATGAGGTAGTAAGTAAAATCAGCAAAATATCTAAGTGCCGGCTTTGTTCTCTTTTCCCCCTCTATCTTAGTTTTAGGAGCCAATTCAAATTTTGCATGGTGCTCTAATCCAAAGATTTCACCGCGTTGCTGCATGGCTTTAAGTTCGATATATCGCTTGAGTTCTTTTTTGCTGTCGAAAGTCATCCCATCTAATGTGACTTTTGAAGCATTAAATTTATTACGGCCCTTTTTAGCTTTATGGCCGTTTGGAAATTTAGAGTGATAATCCGCTAAACTCATCGATGTCATTTAGGCTCACCACCATTGAGCACTTTCTCTAATTCTTTAAATGCTCGAATCATAGCCATTTGCAGAAATTCAAAGTTTTCTCTCTTATCCTGCTCAACATATTGCAAATTGCCTTGTATTTGTTGCAGGGCAAGATTTATCCGTTCTTGTAATTCCTTGAACTTCTGTTGATCTAAATTCGCCATACTGTTAGCAAATTTTATTACTGTATCCTTTTGTTTTATTAGCTCTTGCTGGTGTAGGCTTTCTTGCGCCATATCAACCAATGAAATGATATTTAATGGGTGAGCAACATAGTCAACAAATGGGCCGTAATGTCTATTGCAAGCATGTATAGCATCTTCAGCTGCCCGTCGAATGAGTACCAACTGTCTTGGTGATAACTTATTTTCGCTCATCAATCGGCGCTCCTTCATTAACTTTCTTTGCTTGCTCGATTGCCTTTTCTAATTGAAGTAGCTCGTTGTAATCAGTATTAGATAGCCCACTCCGGTTATATCGGCCTCGTAATTTTTCGTAGCGAGCCTTTGCTGCGTCTATATCAAAAGTTTCTAATGGTTTATTCATGACTGGCCCTCTTTATAACTCTCAAAGAAAAACTTCACAGGCTCAGATTTAATTTCAATCAGTCCAAATCGAAGTAAATGACGAGCATGTGTGCTATCGCGTAGTAACTGCACATCACGGTAATGTGTAAGCATTTTTCGCCACCCTTCCAGCGGCATAGACGATTTGTTTGTATTGCAAGGAACACACGCTGGATTCATGTTTTCCAAAGTGTCGTTTTGCGGTCTAGTCATTTCTCCAGTAATCAACTTGCCACCACCAACATGAATTAAATCTCGCTTCACTGCTTCGATATGGTCTGCATGCCACTTATCGCCAAGCAAATCACCACAGTAAGCGCAATGTCCACCAAACTTTTGTTTTAGCTCAGCACGTTGTTGTTTAGTTAACTTCATCGGCTATGCTCCACTTTCATACCGTCAAACTCTTGATCAATTACGGCCATACCGCGCACTACAGCTGCTTGTGAAGGAAGCTTCTTAAAATCAATAGTGTTTACTTCATGGCAGTGTTTGCACATAAACTTATTTTTCTTTTCAAGCTTTGCCTGTATTTCACGGACCTCTGCCAGCATTCTGTTATTACGTTGGGTGACTTGATTCAATTGGTCTAAATATTTGGCAATCCATAAAACTGGATTAAGTTTTGTTTTGCAGTCCATACAAAGGATCTCATTATCTTCCTTTGATATTTGAATACGCCCGTGATCACACTCCACAATCTCATTTCTACGTGTGAACTTGATAACTTGATTTTGTTCATCAACATGAATCACATGCTTATCTTGGAAATGGCTCATACATTCGCCCCTTCAATTAGCTGAAGAATATTTCTAGGAATCGGCATACCTTCACGGCGGCACATCTCTGCATATTCATGTGGATTATCGAAAGGATCTTGACCTAATTCTTTTGCAAGTTCAGGCTCTTTTTCTTTTGCCTGAAGTTTTTGTACTGGTGCTGGTTTACGACCATTGATTTTTAAACGTTCCATCAATGATTGGAGATGCTTTTGCGCTTCGTCATTGCTCACAGGAACGTGTATAGGTTCTTTGTGTTCTAGTTGTAGCGGTGGAGTGTAAAACTCTTGCTGACGACCTTTCAATTGAGCTTTAGCCACCATCACGTTGTAGGTTCCGAAGAAATTATCTTGAGCTGCTCGCATTTGGCCGGCTTCGATCAAATACATAACCTCGTCTAAGGCGTACTTAGTGATTTGGGTAATAACCACGGTACGGTCAGTCGTAAACTTACATGCACGTGACCAAGCTTCCTCTGGAGACATCCAACTTTCACCAATACACCAGGTGCGAAACTCAGCAAATGACGGCATAAAACGTCCACCTGCTGTAAGTAATCGAGCAAGTGCGTTGTTAAATTGGTTTTGTTGAACGCCAACCAGTGTTTTAAGTGCGATCTGTTCAACTACTGACAGCGGTATTGCATTCTCTCCACTTGTTGGAAATTGTTTATTAAACTGAGCAGCGTAAACAGTGCGAAGAGAAGCGATTAATTGACGCACTTCGTTCAAGGTAATCTCATGCATGACCTACCTCCTCAATCATTGGAAACTTTTTTGCTGGGGTTACATCCACGATTTGAGATTCGCTCTGTTCTTCAAAAAGATTAGCGAAGTAACCCGACTCTTGTGGTTTTTGACCGGTTGAAGTGATTTGCTCTTGTTTCTTGCGGTTTGCAGCAACTTGTTTCTCGTTGTTTTGAACCCAAGAGAACCACTTAACCAACCAGATGCTTGGTGTATTCAACGAACTTGATTCGTTTGCAAAGTACCAGTCACCGAAATTTTGAATCATGGTTCTCAAGTCGATTTCAGGTACAGAAACAAATCTTTGTTGAGCAAGTGAGATGAAATCGTATTGAAACTCGCTGTATTCAGAAATGAATTCACGCATTGAGTAACGCTTGTGATCATCGATCTGATACTGAGCAAATTGGATTGGTGTAAATTGCGAATTTTCTTCACGCGCATTACTACTACTATCTATATATTGGTTATCGGTTAACGGTTTATGGTTAAGGTTTTTTTGGCTTTCACTTTCAGAACCCAAAATTAACCCACTGGGTTTTTGTAGGTTTTCAGAATTAACCGAGTCGCCTTCACTTTGGTTTTCTTTTGGTTTTTCCTTACGTGGACGCCCACCTTTCTTACCATTTTCACGATTTTTATCCCCTACTTTTTGATAAGCGGCGATTTCTGAATCACAACGTTTGTTGTGAAACCCGTCTTCCTCTTCCACAAAAAACTCTTGCAGCACAATTAATACTGCATCCCTTTCTTCTTGGGTATTTGCACGTAACCGACGAAAAACCGACTGGGTTTCTTTGGGTAATGGTTTTTCATTCAAATAATAAAAATCGAGAGCACGGCGATAAAAGCACTCTTCAACTGGGCTAAGGTGCGCTGTAGCAACCATAAAGTCGCTGATATGGTGGAGATATTTATACATCAGTGACTGCTCCTAATTTTACAAGACCGCGCATTTCCAACTGACGAATAATTCTTGGAGGAATAAATTCGTTGTTGATTTTGTAGCGAATGCGAGACTTTTCTTTCACCTGAATTAGTTTGTGCCCATCCTCCATAAGACGGCGAACTGCTATAGCCTGCCCCCCCATATGAGTTAATTCCTCAAGTTGATAAAATCTTTCCTGAGCCTCAATTGCGGCATTCATAACTGAAAGTGGCATGGCTGCTAATTCTTTAGCCGAATAGATCTTTACTGGTTGCTCCAGTGGAATTACCACCTCTAGCGGTGTGGTGGAAACGGAAATATCCTGTTTTCTTCTTGCTGCATATCTCACTTTTCACCATCCTTTGGCTTAACATAGCCTCCAAAAGAATCAACCAAACACGCCTTGGTTAAGCTGGTTACAATCTGCTGTGCTAACCATTGCGTTATGCGAAATTGACGAGCCATAGCCTCTGAAAACTCAACTTTGGTTACCGCCGCATTATTTTCGTCATAACCCTTGTTGCGTAAATTTTGCTTTTTCACCTCAAATAGGTGCCCAAGCACTCGCAATGCAGGCTCATAAAAAGATTGGATTTCTCTTTGCTGACGAGAATCTTTGATTTGCTGTGTAAAGCTGTTCATGACACCTCCGCTAATGCTTGCTCAGCACTTGTTAGTCGGCGTTTGGCATTAAGTTCGGCGACTGTTGCGGTGCGGATTTCTTTTGAAGAAACCAGAATCAAATGATTCTCTGATTTGATAGTCCACAACCTGGTCAAAGTTTTGTTTTTAACTTCAAACAAATCATTTGATTTAAAACTACGGCACTCTTCAGTAAGTACTACAACGTCACCTATTAAAAAATCTGGTGAGTTGAGTTCGATTGGTTGTTCTGATAAATTGTTTGTGTTCATTTGATCCACCTCAATTGAATGCCTAACCACTCCTGTTACAGCAGGTAGTGGTTTTTTAATATCCAAGCTTTTCTTTTTGACCACTGATTTCGTCATGAAATAAGTCATCCACCGTTTCTATACGGTTCATCCAGCTTTTAGACATAACTAAAAGTGCAGCAACACGTTCTTTATCAATGCTCTGATAATCTTTAGGAACGACTTTTAAACCAAGTAAACTCAATAGCTCGCAAAACATTTCAATTTCATTCAAGCCATTGTTTTTCTTATCCGTTTTAAGCCGAGTAATAGTGCTTGGATCAACTTTTAATTGTTCAGCAATCTCTTTTTGATTGCTTATATCAAGACCATGCAATATGCGGGATACGCCATTTCTGGCGCTTGCAGATATATCAACTGATAATTTGCTCATGGTTAGGTCCTAAGCGGTTAATGATCCAAGGTTTTTGCTTTTTGTCGTCTGGGGACGAAGTTCAATCCAAATATCTTGATAGTTATCAGGGAAAAGCTCTTTTCGTGTTGTTAAACCAAGATCTTCAGCAATAACTGCTAGCCTGATTTTTCTATCAAGGGGGATAGCTTTCCATCCACTAACTGATGACGGAGCAATCCCCAGAAGTCTTGCTACCGCTGTGACACCACCTAGCTTGTCTATAAGTTGTGCGTCATTCATAACGTGCTCCTAATTTTTCTTTAATTATTAGGCATTCCTTATATTAAATCAATAGGAATACCTAATTTTATTTATGTTAGGATTTCCTAACATTGTGAGGATAGTTGTATGAATACTCTTGGTGAACGACTTAGGTATGCCATGGAAGTTTTGCCACCTAAAAAGATTAAAGGTGTTGAGCTTGCTCGTGCAGTAGGAGTTAAACCTCCTTCTGTGAGTGATTGGCTGTCTGGAAAATCCAAAACAATGGAAGGTGAAAATTTATTACGTGCCTCAAAATTTTTGAATGTTAATCCTTCATGGCTTGCATCTGGCACGGGAGAGATTCAATCAAGCACGAGAGATAAATTTAAACAACTGGATATCGAAGAGTTCAAAAAGAAATACAACATTAGTGATAGTGATGAAGCTCTTTTATTTTCAACAATTATCGAAAAACCGTTTATCCCATCATCTAAGCGTTGGGTTCCTGTTAAGGCTTACTCCAAGATGGGTATGGATGGGTATTTCACAGATATGGGATATGATGGGAACGCAGGTGATGGATATGTTCCAACTCATACAGCGGGTCCAAGAGCCTATGGTATTAAAGGCACTGGCGACTCAATGTTTCCAGCAATTCGTAATGGCTGGTATGTAGTTTGCGATCCAGATGCTGAACCGGTTCCAACTGAATTTGTACAAGTGTGCTTAAAGGATGGACGCTGCACAATTAAGGAATTTGTTGGAATAAATGGTGGGGTTTTGAGTTTGTTGGCTGTTAATGGTGGCGAACGCCTATCTTTTGACATGGATGAAGTTGAAAGTATTACCGCTATTACAGATATCGTGCCGCCAAGTCAGCACAGACAAGAACATCCTTATTCGCATTAATCACAGGAAGACTTATGGACAACTCTAAACTACCAATCAACCAGATTATTGCTCGCATCAATGATGCTGCGAAACATGGTGAAGCTTTGGTGCTAACAGCCGAAGAAGTAAAGATTCTTTCTAAAGATATTGGCGACAAAGTCTTTATTCCTGTGCTTACTAATGAGCAGGTCGTGCAGTTGGTAAAAGAAGGAAAGCTAGGACAACAGATTGATAATACTGAAAAGTAAAATCTTATGAGTAAGAAGGATAAACAGCCCAAATCAATTTTTTGTAGGCTAGATAATAAAACTGTGAGCACAGTGCAGCTCAAGTAAATTCAGGAAAAGAAATGGTGAATAATAGAAATATATTAGTTCAAAACATCCAAATATCTGTTTCAACAGTAAATAATGATGATTTTATAAGCTTAACTGATATGGTGTCGGGTTTTGAGGGTGGATCATCACTTATAGAATCATGGTTAAGAAATAAGGATACTGTAGAATTTTTAGGTGTTTGGGAGAGAATAAATAACTCAAATTTTAATTCCCTCGAATTCGAGGGAATTAGAAATCAAGCTGGTTCCAATCGTTTTACCATGTCAGCCAAGCGTTGGATTGATTCGGTAAATGCAATTGGTATAGTTGCCAAAGCTGGTCGTTATGGCGGAACGTATGCTCACAAAGATATTGCTTTTGAGTTTGGTGCATGGTTAAGCCCCGAGTTCAAATTATATCTGATTAAGGAATTCCAGAGACTAAAAGAACAAGAAGCTCAAAGAGATTCCATAGAATGGCAAGTTAAACGTGAATTATCAAAAATCAACTATCGCATCCATACAGATGCGATTCAGCAACATTTAATACAGACCGTACCTCAAAATAAACAAGGCATTGTTTACGCGAGTGAAGCCGATATGTTAAACACGATTGTATTTGGAAAAACCGCCAAGAATTGGAAGCAAGACAACCCAAATCTAAAGGATGGCAATCAACGGGATTATGCCACAGCACTTGATAACCTTCTGATGGCAAACTTGGAGTCATACAATAGCATCCTAATAACCCAGGGTTTAGATATGTCTTCTCGCTTCAAAGCATTGACCGATACAGCTAATCAATTTAGACAATCAATGCAAAAATCCACGGCAATGGGAAGGCTTGAGGATCAATCAAAGCCGTTATTAAGTGAACATAAAACTAAAAAGAAATAGTGACACTCAAAACCGTGACCCGACACGGTCCTTTAGAACATATCGGGAGGAGAGAATTATGAGTCAAAACCATGCAGAACCTAAATGCCCCGAGTGTAAAATTCAAGGCAGGAAATACATTGTTTCAAGTGATAGTGTTGAAGAGTCAAAAGGTGGTGATACATGGTTTAATATCGCCCATTGCTCTGAATGTGGACATGTTTATGGGGTATTTGCCAAAGTTGTTAGATCACCATCAATCACACCAATGCCTATCTCTAGACCTTTTTAGAGTCTAAGAATGAATAAGGATTTAAATATAACTTAATGTCATCAAGCTGATCCTTTGTAAGGTCAGCTTGGTCTATTAATTTATGTAATGTATTAATACCATTTATTCTTCGCTCGGGTAAGGTTAGATCCAATCCCTCTGGTTGAATACTATTAGCAATATCATTTTTCGTTGGTGACACAAGAAAATTATATAATCTATCAACTGAACTTTCGATTTCTTCGGGATTGGTCACACCCGCATCAATAAGCTTACAAATCATTTGATGTCGCTAAGCACGAAGCGGACCTACCGAATCGCCAACTAACTGCTCTGCAATATTTTTAGGAAATTCCATAACAAACTCCATCCAACCCACCCCGTGTGGGTTTTCTTTTGTCTATTAAAGCACAAAAATTAGGTATTTCTAATTTTATTAGGAATACCTATTGACTTAATAATTAGGTTTACCTAATATTTATCTCACAGACAACAAAAAAGCACACCGCCCCTCCCCAGGTCCGATGTGCTTTTGCAAACTGCGAGATCAATTATGAACGTAAAAACCTTTTTAAACAAGCATAAGGTAACTGGAGTTACAGCAATTGCTGTACTTGTAGCCTTGAGTTCTTGTGAATATCGAACTGCTAATTCTAGCGTCCCTTCTAATTACTCATATGAAAGCGAGCAAGTCGTTGCTTCTGAATATGAACTTCTGGCTGTTAAGAAAACTGGAGAAAAATCTGGTGAAGCAGTTATCCGCATTGACGGCTTCAAATTAAACGTGAGCTTCGATTTTGACGGTGTAGCTGATAGCTATGGTGTAGCTGGATCTGATTTTACAGCGGCTGAAATTACTAACCTTGCTATTGAGTCAGTAACTGACTTAAGCGGCAAACCTTGGAATGATTTCACCAATCATGACGACCATAAAAACATAAATATTTTATTAGCGGACTATATCGACCGTAATAAATGGTTGGAGGCAGCCTAATGAAAGATTATAACTGCCCTACTTGCAAGAAGATGATTCCTGTTGACCGTTCAAAAATCAAAGCTGGTGATGAGGTTTCATTTTGCAGAGTAACCCAATCTTCTAAATCTGCACGTTTTTCTTCAAGAGAAGGAATTGTCAATTGCCGTGAAGGTGATGTGGTTTTAGTTAAATATCGAAAAGAAATTATTCCTTTAAATATTAAGGATGTTTCTCCAGTTGATGCTCCAAGCCCGCTTACCTATGCCTTTGTTGGTACATGTGAATGTAAGGAGGCTGAACATGTCTAATTTCAAAAAACATCCTGACGGCTACAAGTCATTTTTAGGCCGTGATGATAAGGGTCTCTACTCTGTCCGCATTGGCTGGCAAGTGTACGCATCTAATGCTAATGGCTCAGTTCTTTACAAAGTTAAAGACGGATTTAAGACGCCTTTAAATGTGGCCAAGTTCCAAACTGACTATCCAAAAGTTTGGAATGAACTCACTCAAGAAATCGATTTTCAACGCAGAAAGCAGCTCGCTATAAAACTGCGTGAAACAAATATCCCTACTTATGACCGCAAGGCTTACAAGCAAAAACGCGGCTTCACCGGCTCTAGATGAGGATAAGAAAAATGGCTCTACCGATTATTACTGCTGACCAAACTTTATTGGTTCAAGCAATTATTGTGTACCTATACGCTGATCCGGGTTTAGGTAAATCATCAATGGGCTTTACTGCGGAAAAAGCAATTTCTTTTGACTTTGACCGTGGTGCTCACCGTACTGGTGAATTACGTCGTGGTGCTGTTGTACAGGTTCAACAATGGAGTGATGTTGCAAACCTTACTCCGCAGGACTTAGCACCATATAAAACAGTTGTCATTGATACCGTTGGTGCAATGCTCGAATGCATTAAAACCCATCTGTTACTTACGGCAAATAACCGTCAAAAAGATGGTTCTTTAAAGTTAAAGGCTCAAGGTTTAGCGAACCAAACGTTCAAGCAATACATCAATACTTTGATCAGTTTAGGTAAAGATGTTGTTTTCATTGCACACGCATCAGAAGATCAAAACGGTGATCAAATTATTTACCGCCCAGATCTAGGTGGTAAAAACCGTAACGAGCTTTACCGTATCGCAGATGTCATGGGTTATCTAACAACTGTTACTACTGGTGAAGGTAAAAATGCCCGCGTTATTAATTTCAAACCTTCGCCTACACATCATGCGAAAAACTCAGGTGCTTTAGGCGGTGAAACCGGTGAAGTATGGGTACCTGATCTTAAAGCACACCCTACTTTCTTGGCTGACCTGATTACTCAAGCTAAAGATCACATTAACACCTTAACGCCTGCACAACTTGCAGCAGCTAAAGCCCAAGAAGAGCTAGAAAACTGGAAACAAAGCTGTGAAGAAGCTGAGCATGCAGGTGACCTTAATCAATTAACCGAGTCTCTTGATAAAGAACACATGTATTACCAGAACATGCGACAAGCAATGTTAATGAGAGCTAAAGCATTGAATTGCACGTTTGATAAGCAACGTGGCACTTGGATTAGTCCACCTGAATTTAACGGTATCTCAGATCAACAAAGAGATGAACTTCAAAACTTCATAGCTGAACGCGGCCTAGACGTGAAAACAGTTTGTGAACACTTCGGCATAGATGCCCTTATCCAAATTGAAGCAGCAAAACTGCCAGCAGTTAAACAAGACATTGAAACATTAGCTAAAACGGGGATGATAGCATGAAAGAACGTTGTGAATGGATAGTTAGAGTTCAAAGTACACCAGGCTTTTACGCCCAGTATGAAGGCAATGTAAAAGTTTGGGCTGACGAAGATTCAGATGAAGAAACCCTCTTTCGTGCAGCAGTAAAAGAACTTGGCCGAGGCGCTTTTTTTGATCGTAAGCACCTAAGTTTTTGGAAATTAGTTTCAGTTAAAAAAGGATAAAAACATGACAAATTTAATTACTGCTCAAGAAGCATTTGCAGCTCTTCAAAAAGGTAAAAATATTCTTTGTCGTCCATCTGGCGACATGCTGGACTTCGCAGATTTATCTGAGTTCCCTGCAACTGTGTTTGCAATGTCTGGTTATGAGTATTGTATCAAACCTGAACTAATTGAATTGGCTGGCATTACATTCACAAAGCCATTAACTATTGATGAGTATGAAGAAGGTCAGGATGTTTTTGTAATTACTACATATTCGCCTTCTATTTACGTCGTGAATTTTAAAACCACCGCATTAATTGATTCTATTAACTGTGGCTTCGTTCAACGTGATGCAGAAAACGCCAAGCTTCAATTAAAAGCACTGTCCAAAGCGTTAGGTTTTGAAGTTAGTGACGATTTAAGTGTTATTCGCTTAGGTGATGAAAAAAAGAAACAGCGTGGCAAGAAATCAAAAGCAGAAAAGTCTATTGAAGTTATTTCTGCAGAAATTCAACCAACAATTGTTATTACCGAACAAACAAATGTCACCACATCTGAGGATCTGTTAGTTCCAGAAACTAACGAGCCTAAAGTAGATCCAGAATATCAGCAAACCCTAGATACTCTTCTACAGCGTGTAAAAGAGTCAAAAACACCTGCAGAAGTAAATGCGGTTTATCGTTATACCCGCACATGGGATGACGAACAAATGAAGCCTATCCTTCTCGCCACTCACAAACGTCTTGAAGAGCTAGAAAAAGAAAAGGCATCTGCTAATGAGCCACCCTCTTTAATGGTTCAAATCCAAACTGCACCAGACCTTACAACGCCAGATGCTTTGGAAATAGATGTGGCCGCACGAGATCCACAGATTCAATCACGACTCATGGATTTTGTTAAAAAACGTCGCTTTGAGTTAGAAAATCCAGCAGTTTCTCAACCAGAAGCAGACCCTGATTATCTATTAGTGGATGGCTTCTAATATGAAAGATCAGTACAAGAAAGTGAGTCAAAAAACACATGCTTGGCTTTATGTACTACTTGCAATTGCTGGGCTATGTAATAGTCCGGCAAGGCATGGATCAAGCGATGTTTCTAACAAAGCATTATGCGGTACCAGTCGCTTGGCGCCGCATAACGATCGACTATCACAACCGATTAAATAAACCAGCACAACAACTTTATAAAGAGTTTGTTGAATGGACTAAAGAAGAATATTTGAGGGCTTAGGTAATGATTGATCTAAATAAAAAAAGAGAAGCTTTTGAAAGATTTCATGCCAAAAAATGTAATTGCAGTTATGAAAGTTTAAAACGTCAACTAGATAGACAAGAGGCACTAACAGGACACAGATATTTACCAACTAGTCCTCGTCATGAAGCTTGGTTGATTTGGGATGCCGCATGGAATGACGCCAGTGCTCAGGTGTTGCCGACTTGGATCAGCGTGGATGATGAATGGCCGCCAACTGACATAATGGTACTTATTTGTTGGGCTGATGCACCTGATGTTACCCCCGAACAAGACTATATGACTATTGATGAAGATTTAAATAGTGTATGGGCAAATTATCATAATGATGCGCCTTCACACTGGATGCATTTTCATAGTGTGCCAAACGTATCGGGAGCTGAAGGATGAGTGAATCAACTTTATGGGCAGTTGCAATGCGACCTGAAGGCGATAGCCCTTTTAAACAAACCCCAGCAGCCTCAAAAGAGATAGCGGAGCGAGCTGTTGATCGTTATAGAAAAATGCATGAAAAGGAAGGCAACAACTTTTTCTTAGAAATTTTCGATGATGTTATCAAAGTCCAGAAATGGCACGGCACCCGTAAGGATCATATTAAAAAACTATTTTATGTAGAAAGCTGGTTCAACCAAGCAATGTATCAATGCTTTGATTTGAAGACTGCTGAACGTGTTTTTAAATTTGATGAAATTGTAATTTGCTACAAGAAAGGTTCTGCTCCCCTTGTAACCAAAAGCTTTGATGAGGCAAAACAATTTTACGGATATGGAGCTGAGGAATGAAATATCAAATACAACCAACACAAGTACCGGATGATTTAAATAGCTGCTGGTTCCATCCTGATATAGAGCTACATGACACAATTGGAGAGCATGCTGAGTTTTATACAAAAGAACAATGGGCACAACTGCAAAAGAACCTTGGTGTTTCTATAAAAATCGAAAACCTTGACTATTGGGATATTGAAGAGATTCCAGAAGATAATCTTAGTGATTGGTCCAACTGGAAGCCGCAGCCACCACAAGAAGGCTTATTTCTAATAGCAGCATTTGATTCAGAAAATGGCCCTGTTCTTTGGTGGGCAAACCCTAAAGCGGAAAGTAAGGAGGAGTAAATGGGACAAATAGTTAAAATAGAGGCTAGCATTCTAGAAAAGATTGTTGCTGTAGCTGAACGTATTGCTCAGTCAAAAGAAGAACGCCGAGTTGGTCGTGAAGAATTTGCACACATGCTCAATATCGAACCTGAAACTCTAGACGCTCGGATTCGTGAAGGCAGATACCAAAGGCCATACAAGGATGGGCGAAAAAGTTTTTGGTTATTGTCCTACGTGCAATCTGTCGTTACAGACACAAAAGAATCTGGTAAAGTAGCCACCTATTGA